CGCCATCCTCGACGCCATCGGCCTGCTCGCAGTCGGCATCGTGTGCTTCGGCATCCCGACACTTTTCTTCGTCGCAATTCAGTAAACAGGAGACTAACCAATGACCACTCGATCAACCCCCGACGAGATCGCCTTCCTTCTGGGAGCGATCCAGCGAACCGAGAAGATGGCGTCTAATATGCTGGAAGAATACGGCCACGGTGTGCGCCCGTCCTTCGTGTCAGCCGACCTCGCAGACTACGGCGACCGCATCAGCCGCTACAAGGCAGAGATCGCACGCTTGGAGGCAGCACAGCATGGATAACGCCCTTAGACGCGCAGTTGCAGACGCTGCCATCATCGGACCCATCATCGCAGCCGCTGTCCACAACGTCAGCCTCTGCGCACTCTACGCAATCATTAATCAAACCAAAGGTAAAAACCAATGACCCTCGCAACCATCACAATCACAAACAGCCTGCCAACTGACACTGGCTTCGCGCTTCGCCAAGACGACGGCTCGTTCTCCCAAGTGTTCGTCCCATCACATATTATGCGCGGCGTGGGCATGTCCGTCGGCCACACTTATGACGTGGTCCTCATTGAAAACACGGAAGCCCTGCGTGCGACGACGCCGTGGCGCGTCATCCAAATGGACGTCGCACCCGTGAACGGCCAGCAGCCAGCGCCAGAAAAGACAGCGCCAAAGCCCACTCCATCTGCCCTGATCGACGACAGGATTTTTGAGCAACTCAGCGCTTCGCTATACATGACCACGGGCGAGATCACGACGGCGCTGGGTGCCAGCGGAACGATAGTTCGGGATCGCCTGCTGGCGATGTTCAACCGCAACCAGATCGTGCGTGCAGATGTTCATGCGCGGCCAAATTTGCAGCGTGCCACGATGTGCCTCTGGGCCATCGACATTGACGCATTTATCGCAGAGGGAGAATGAGAATGTCCAACGGCATAAACGGGTCAGAATCCCGCACGATAAACAAGCATATCATCAAACTAGCAAATGATGGCAAATCTATTGCACAAATCGCGGACGGGGTTAACATGACCAGCACTGCCGTCGCTTGCCGCATGACGACCCTGATGCGCAACGGTAAATTGAAGCCTTACTCCGAGCGCACAGGGCGCATCAACACGGAAGACGGCAGGTATCGCATCCTGCGCAAGCGCTACAGCCGCAACACGGGCAGCATAATGGAAATCCTGACGAGCATCACGTTTGACGAGGCGTCGTGGATTTACAAAACGGCTCCAGAGGGTCTGACTATTGCTGAGTGGATCGGCGTACTATTGCGCGACGTGATCGCAGAGGAGAACGGACAATGATAAACGCATTTAATTTGGACAGATCGCTGGCGACAAAGCACGAAAGTTTGATCGGGCGTGCGATGCAACGACAGGCGAAGTCGGAGGGTCACTTTAAGGGCGCACCAAAGAAGGCCATGACTAACATGGGCGCGCGGGCTGACGGCACGCGGTCTCTGGGGGAGATGTCACTTGCGCACTTGCAATCTATCTCGCCAGCGCGGATGATCCTGACAGACATCACGAAGGCCGTCTCTGGGTCGGAGTTGCCGACGTCGCGTTACAGCGTCAAATACGCGCTGCAAGGGCTGATCAACCGTGGGCTGATCCAGCACGGGTTCTATCGGCGCAACCTGATCGAATACTGGTTTGAAGTGGCGGAAGACCTATGACGCCCCTTATCACGATCTTGCTCGTCCACATCGGTGCGAACACATACAGCACGACTTACCCGTCGCAGATGGCGTGCGGAGAGGCGCTGGTCGCCATAGCAGAGGCCACGCCACCGCTCGGTGGGCGCAAGACCTACGCCCAATGCGTGCGCACCTACGCTCCCAGCCAGTCGATCAGGCCGCGTGCAAGAGGAGACTTGTAATGGCTGACGAAGACCTGACACCCGCAGACGCGGCAGTGCTGAAATACTTGCGACAACGTGTAGACCGATTGCAGGATGATCGCTGGCGGGCGGGCGCTCGTCCCAGCATCGTCAACGAACTGCAAGTTGCTATGCGTGACCTGCGCGAGTTTACGTCAGCAAAACGGCAGCAGGGGTTCAACATCTGAGAGATCGTGTGGGGCGCAGTTAAAATGAGTTTTTCAGATGTAGCGCATTTGGTAGACACGTTTTGACCAGACAATCGCTTTGCAGCCATTGAGCGCCCCACGTCACAGCAATAGCAAAAGGAGAGACCGATGCAAGACGAAAAGACAACAGTGACGATCCGAGGCAAATCTGCTTCGTCATATCCAGAGCCACGCAAGTTCGCAGTAAGCCTGCCCGCGACACCGTGGGACAATGAAAAAGATGAACTAAACCCCATGATCTACAAATCATAAACAGATTTTATGATCTGCACGCCATACCAACAAGGCGTATAAATAGGAGAAAGCAATGGACAATGAATTGAACAGCGAACACAGGAACGTCCGCAGCGGTGTGCTGGCGGAGGCCGATACGCTCATCAACGGCGAGCGTCAAAAGCACTACGGCACGCCGCAGGAGAACTTCGCGGCCATCGCGCAAATGTGGTCAGCATATCTCGGCATCAGTGTATCACCCGCCGACGTTTGCAACCTCATGGCGTGTTTGAAGATTGCCCGCCTGCGTAATGGCGCTCACAGGGACTCATCGGTTGACGGATGCGGCTATCTTGCGCTGGGCCATGAACTAGACGCCAACAGCTAAATCACGCAGCGTCTCGGTCAACGCGGCAGGCGTAAAGTCTGCCGTTTTGATCCTGACAAACGACTGCTCAAATAGCGGATCGTTGCCGCGCACGAACAGCACAGTCGGCCCGTGCTTGCCGTCGATGCACAGCGCAAACCAGTCTGCGCTGCTGTTGCCTATGCGGAACCCCGCCGACGCGCCTCGCGTCGTGTAACACGTTTTGACTTCGATGGAGATGATCCGACCATCTGGTCGCACGGCGACGACATCAAACAAGCCGTCTGACCGTGTCGCCTCAAGGCCCGCACGCTCCAGCAGGTAGCAAACGTAATACTCGCCGGACCTGCCGACGGATGTCGCTTGTCGGCTCACTGGCAGTTATCGGCCCACGTCTCATTGTGAATGACAATGCCGACCAGCAGATCACGATCCGCTTGCATCAGGCTGTCGATGGTCTGCGTGCTGCCGAGCCATAGCGGGCCAGCAAGGTCGCAGTAGTTACCGTTTGTCGGCGTCTGGGCGCAGCCACCTAGCTGCCCGCTCAGAAAGGCCAACATCGCCCAACGTCTCAATCTCATGCTCGATCTCTCTTTTTCGCAGTGCCGCGTCAAGGCGAACCTCTGCCTGCCTGCGCGACATCTCATTCAACTTGGCGTCGGCGTATGCAGACCGCCAGTGCAGCAGGCCAGCGACGAATGCAAACAGGGCCAGCGCGTAGATTTGCAGACGCAGGGTCATCGAACGCCCGCCGACCAATGCCTGATCCGCTCGCGCATAATAAACAGTGCCAACGCGCCGATCACAAAGCATCCGACCAGCGCAATGATCTGCGCAGTGCCGTCGAGCGAATTTAACGCCCCTACAGCGCCGCCAACGGCTGTGGCACCCTGCACGACACTAGATTGCACCGTACGGCTCTGTGCGGCGCTCTGGCGGCCCTGTGGTGCTTCTGCTGGCACGACGGGAACTGGCGTCCAGAATAAGGCGACTTCGGCATCACGTCGGCGCACAAGACCAGCCAGCACCTTGCCACCAGCTTTGTTCCAGAGTTTGATCGCGGCTGCGGCTTTTGCTTTTTCTCCACTGTTGAAGTGGCGAAGACAACTGCTTTTCCGGTAGCCCGTCATCCCGATGTTGTATGCCAAAGAGACCATTGCCGCGAACTCGTTTTCATCGACGGGGGCCGTGATGACAGCTTCGACGCCCGCAGCGAACTTTGCGACGGCTTGCTCGAGATACCATTCGGCTTCGGCTTCCGTGATAGCCATGCCAGCCTCTGGCTTGATGCCGACGCCAGCGCTGGCTGTTGTGCCGTAGCCAATAGTCCAGACGCCTGCTGGGCATTTGTATGCCTCCAGCCGCAGTCCCTCAAACTCCTTGATTAGATCAATGCCAGCTTTGTTGACTTTCATGTTCAGCCTTTCAGGTGATTAAATGCGAACGCAATTGCGCCTGTGACAACAATCCAGAACACCCGCTCGGCGAAGCGTAACGCTTGGCCATTGCTGCCGACACGGCTTTCAACCAGCGTCAGGCGTCGGTTCTGGCTGCTCTGGTCCGCGTCGAGTGCATCCATCCGCTTGAACAACGTAATCATGCGCTCTTCCATTCGGGCCAATGCCACGATGGCGTCGCCGACTTGGTCCAACTTCTTCTCAATGCGCTCAAGGCGGGCGTCGTCGCTCATTGGTTAGATGTCCTTGATGCGAAATGCGGCAAAATCGCCGTCCATTAGTTTGCGCTTACAATACACTGCAAACTCTTTTGTGCCAATGCCCGCGCCGCATTCACGCGACCAAGCCTCGGCGATGACAAACGGGATGCTGCCGATCTTGCGGACGGCGGCATGGCCAAACATTGACGGAGCCGCGTCGGCCTCGTGCTTGTTCTGGTCGATCAGGCGCTGAACGTCCTGTGACCGCGTGACGCGCATGGTGCCGTCGCTGTCGAAGCTGTATTCCTCAGATACCTCAGTCAGCATTTGACTTTGCCTTGGGCTTTAGTGCCTGAAACTTTTTATTCTCAACCTTTGCGGCATTCACTTCAACGGCCAAGCCAGACTTGACCAGCGCGGCGCCAGTGACGTCGGCCACTGTGGTCTCGTAGCCAGATGCCTGCTGCTTGCCGTCGAGCCAGATGCCACGGCTATCAATCAGTTTAATCTTCATGGGAATGTCCTGTCGTCGTTAAGGGGGTAGGGAGGTCACGATGTGACCCCCCCTGTTAGTGTAGGCTTACAGCGCAGGGTTGATGTCTGCGATGACGCCGTGTGCCTTCTCTGTGTCAACCTGAAGGCCATACTCGGCAGAGATCAGGCGGCGCTCAGAGTGACCTGTGCGAGCCAATGGCTTCTGCTTTGTGTTGGACAGGTAGGCCATGCGAGCCTGCGACGGGTCGAGAACAAACACGTCACGGGAACGTACAAAGCGCGACGGTACGATCTGAAGCTCGCCGAAGTCGGAAACGTAAATATCAACTGCGGCAACGACTTTCTTGTCGTCAACGTTCTTGAACTTTGTCGCCGAACCAGTGAACGTGGAGCTGATCTTCTGCTTCACGCCAGAGCCACAGAGAACCATTGTTGGCTCTGCGCCTTCGTCCCAGCAGGATGCGATCACGCCCTGAAGCATGTCCTCAGTCAGCGCACGAAGTGTGCCGTCTGTGGCTGCTGCGTTAGGGTAGCCAGCGGTTGTGCCGGAGAGCGTACCGTTTGCACCGCCAACGCCACGATCCACGTTTGTGCGCAGGAATGCGGACAGGGACGCAGTCTCGCGTGCAGTGCCGGAAGAACCAGCAACGGCTGCGTTGTTGTCGCCAACGATCATGGTTTCCATGTCGCGCTTCATTTCCTTCAACTTATAGGCGAGTTGCTTTGCGACGCGCTGTGCATCGCCAACGCCGTTGACGGCTTCGTTCGTGTCAGACACTTCGACAACTTTGTCAGAAATCTGAGTGTAGTTGGCCAGACGCACTGCGTTGGTCGGTGCGTCGTTTGCTGGGGCGTTTTCGCCTTCCACAACGCGGTTTGTCGAGGACGCAGCCGCGAGGTCAACTGTGGCCCACTCGAAGTAGGTGTTGGAGACGCTCTTCGTGCCAATGGCAGACATGAAAGGTGTCTCCGTGGGGCTGATGCTCACGAGGGCGTCTTGGATGTTTTCTTTGATGGTTGAGACGTTATATGTCTCGTTGGTATTTGCTGAAACGGCCATGATAGGCTCCTGTTAACTGAGGAGAAATTTTGCAACGTCATCGACGCTGCCTGTTTTTCTCATTCGGGATTGAGCGTCTTTTGCTTGCTTGGCCTCAGAGGCTTGGGCGGGGCGGCGGACGCCGGGTTTAACAACTGGTCGAGCGGTTTCGGCACGCTGGCGTGCGACCCCGGCAGCCTTCTGTTGCTCACGGAATTTAATCGCGTCGGACAGAACAGAGAGTCGGCGAGCATCGCCTTCGCTGGTCAGTTCGTCGGCGCTAAATCCATACTCATCAATGCCAGCCTGCACCATT